AGAACATGATCTACAGTTTTAAGACTTGAGAGCATGTATGCCCTATCTTCGGCAGTATTTATTGGTCGCGTCGGACCTTTCTTTTCTTTTACTCTTTCGTCACCATCAATAGCAACGACTACCACATCACCTTGGGACTTTGCATACTCCAGTAGTTCAAGATGACCACGGTGGAGTATGTCAAAGGTCCCATTAACAAATACTTTCTTAGTCATGCTGTTTCCAAATAAGTCAATGCTTTTCTAACACTTTGGATATCATCACCAAGAAGTCCAAGTCCTTGATTGCATGGATGACATAACCATCCACGATGCTCTAAAGTTTTATGGTCGTGGTCAAAAACAAGTTTGTCAGTTTCTTTTCCACAACATTGGCATGATGTAGGAATTTGTTTCCCTTCTCTTAACCATTTTAGTTTACCTCGTCTTGCTACACCTAAATGAAGATTTCTGCATTCGATGCAAACATTTCTGGTGCCCCTTTTATCTGTCTTGAATGAAGTTAGTTGTTTTTCAACACCACACTTTATACATGATTTAGTCATTCGTTACTGTGATCAGTTTACCATACTCAGGCAGATACAGATACTCAATGTCAGATTCTGCAAGAGTTCTACATGCATCATCAAGAGTTTCTACCAAAGGTTCTCCACCAAGGTTGAACGATGTGTTGAACACGATGGGGCAACCAGTAGCATTATAAAATGCTTTGATCAAATCATAGTAGTTCTTATTCACATCTTCTGTGACAGTTTGAATACGACAGGTGCCGTCTACATGAATGATAGAAGGAATCTTCTCTTCAATTCCTGGTTGACACTTGACGGCATACATCATGAACGGAGTGTCCTCCATGCCACGCAGATCAAACCACTCATGTGCATGTTCTTTCAGAATAGAACCAGCAAAAGGACGGAACCATTCACGACGCTTGACTGTATTCACAAAGTCTTTGCCCTCTGGATCACGCGGATCATACAAGATAGAACGATTACCTAGAGCACGAGGACCAGCTTCTGCACCACCTTGGAAGAGAGAAACAATATTCTCAGAAGTAATCAGATTTACAATGTCTTCGTTGGTTGCCTCACTGACAACACCGCCATACTTATCAGCAGTCTCAATGATTTGATTCAAAGTATAATCATAAGAAATACCATGATACAAATCAGTAATCTGTGCAGGAAGTTCTGGTTCAATACCTTGCTCTTGCATCAAAGCATAGTGTGCTAACAGACCTGCTCCAATAGCAGTTCCTCCGTCATTACTGACGGGTTCGACATACAGATTGATGCCATCCTCTTTCAGTTTGTCAAGATACCAGTAGTTTGCAACACAGTTAAGACCATATCCACCAGAAAGAACAATGTTCTTTTTGCCAGTGATCTTAACTGCCTTGTAGATAATATCAAGAACTGCCTGTTGAGTCTCTACTTGGGTAGCATATGCCATGTCCTTACGGGACTGATGAGCAGGCCATTCTTTCCTGTCCATCTCCATAACTTCTTTGTCATTCAAGAACGGATAGTCTTGACCATTGACATGCCCAGCATTGGGGTAGGTAGGTACGATGACATTTCTATCAACCGTCTTCAAATCTCTACCCGTATCTCTAAAGAGAGTAGGAATCTCATCATTGGGTTCGCCATAAGGGAACAGACCCATGGTCTTTCCTGCTTCAATAGCGTGCCAACCACAATACTGAGTAGTTGCTTCGTATGCTTTTACAATACCAGCAGTTTCGGTAAGAACATACTCAAACTCACCCGACTCCCCAATATAAACATCTTCATTCTTCATCACCTCAACTTGATTAGTTAACCAAGGACCTCTGCCACCAAGATGCTTATACTTGGTGTTCATAGTGTAAGGGAACTCACAATCAAAGATAGTTTCTGTTTCCCAAACAGTATCTGCAGACCCCATGATTGAGAAATCAAGGAAAGATCCTGCACCATCAACTACAACTGCGGCAGCATCAGAGAATCCAGAACGATAGAAAGCACAAGCAGCATGAAGTTTATGGTGAATAGTACCATAGTCAATCACCTGAGGGTGTGCCTCTTTAGAGTTATCCATCTTTGGATAATACTCAATCAGACCTAACTTCCTTGCCCATCCTTGATAGATTGGTTCAATACTATACTCAAGACGACCAGAATCTTTAGTCATCAATTGGGTGTGTGCAACCACCAACCAATCAATCTTAGGAGTATAGTCAAGAATCTTTGTCATGGCGACCAGAGGTGCGCCATCATATTTTGCACGGGAATAACGCTCTTCTTCAGCAGCAAATACTAACTCACCGTCTTTGAAGAGAGCGACACCAGCATTGTGACCACGAGTAATAGCAGCGATCCATCCTGTCATTTTCCAAATCCTCTAGTGTTAGTAACTTGTTCTGGTTTTGTAACTTTCTTCTTTGTCTTTACTGGTTCACCAAGTCTATCTTTACAAGACTTGATAACTTTTTGAATATCATCTTCTGTCATCGACATGCACTCATCATTCTGCATGTCAGCATAGTCTTCCATGGTCAGTCTGATTGGAGAGAAGGTCCTACGATCTTCACCAAGGTCAATAATATCAAACTGCTTATCATCTGGATAAGAGATGTTGACAGGATAAGTAGAACCAATTACTGCTGTCACACTAGTGTCAGTTGCTGCAGCAATATGTTGACCAACAGAATCACAACCTAAGAAGTGATCTGCTCTATTGATAATAGATGTCCAGATACGGACATCAGGAATCTGAGGTAAGATGTATGGATGAGGAGACTCTTTTTCTTCTGTTTGGAAGGGGAACTCAGACATTACGATGACGCAATAGTCTTTCTTAAGTTCATTAATAATCTTACTGATGTCTCCTAGACTAAAACTTCTAGAAGTAGGATCGAAGATGTATCCACCCTCATCCATAACACCACGACCAAATGGTTGAATTACGATGACCTTTTCTTTTCCAGTCTCTTTGATTGCAGCATCAACTAACTGAAGACCTTGGATACCTTCATGCTTTGCAAGTCTAATGGTGGGTTTAGGAAGTTCTCTCGGTTCCTCTACACCATTGATTTCCATATCAAATGCTTGAGCAATACTACATTTCTGATTGTAGTAATGCCAGCGACGATATGGTTCGGGAGTGACACAATCTCTTTCTTTGAGTTTGTCTTCAAAGAGACCTTTGTGCCAGTTGTCGTAAGCGTATTTGTGGAGGACAGGATGTGACTTGTAGAAATTCATCCCACCTTCACACACGATGACAAAATCATCATGTGTTTCTGCATATTTTTCAAAAGCAGGGATGGAGGTGATTACTCTGCCAGCTCCTCCATTAATGAAGAATGCTTTAGATCTCATACTAATTGGTTCAACGATTTATTTAGTTATAGAAAGAAAACCTGGTTGACACGCTCGTGTTCGGTAAACATGCCAACATCTAGATGGGCAGCATGTAAAACATCAGATTCATAAAATACACATCTATTATACACCATCTTTGCTTCATACTCAACTCTCCATTCTTTATCACCTTGCAACCAGTTCATAATGTATGGGAAAAGATCCTCTGGTCTCTTACATTTTTCATCAAATCCTTCTGGTTTATCAATATATTCTAACGAATTGTATGGGACAGACATATTATTCTTATAGGAGTATAGGTTAGTACCTCCTTGGCATTCTTCTGGAGTGTTCAGATACACAACCACACCAAACTGAGTGACATCTGTACCAATATCATTAGCGTATCTATCTTGATGTGGTACGGAAAGAAATGGCCATTCCATAACCGAATCATGGTCCATGATATTCACCATAAATCCAACGGCATCCCATTGGAATTCATACATCTTTTGATCAATATTTGTACGCCAAATATCACTCAAGCATAGTTCATCAAAAAATGGTTTGACATTCTTCTTGAGTTCATCAGTTTCAATAAAAACTCTAGATCCAGGGAGTCCATTGATTAGTGACGGATCTCTCCTTCTTTCAGAGGTCAATGCTAGATTTCTTACCTCGTCTGGATTCTTATAAAAGTCATCAATAATAATGACAGTTCTACCATTTACACTGTCAATAAAAGTTTTTCTGTCTGGGTTAAGTTCAAACATTATAGAAATAATACTTGGGCAATTCGATCACAATTTGTGAAAGCATCCTCAGAATACCACTGAGCATGTAATAGATCAGCTTCATACATTATCATTCTATTATACACCATCTCAAATTCTAACTCAACATTCCATTTATCTGTGCCATGATCTCTCAACCATTGTTGCATAGATAATTCATTATATAGATCAGACATCTGACTGTTAGCACAGGTTTGACTCTGCTGACCACAATATGAATACAATCTTGTACCACCAGAACATTCCTCTGGTTTATTGAGGTAGATCACAACACCATAGTTAGTGTCAACAGCAGCATCTTGATGAGGAATACCTCCACCAATTGCTCTTGTCTCAGCGTTCATTATATTACATAAAAATCCTGTGGTTGTCCAGTGATGTTCCCACGCATCATCCTTTAGAGGATTTCTCCAGAATTTAAGTCTCTTTATCTTTTCAAAGACGGGTCTAAGATTTTCAACAACCTCTTTATTATCTACAAACACTCTCCATCCAGGAAGACCTGACTGCAATTCAGGGTTATCTTTCTTTGAGGTTCTAGGAGATGTCAGCGCGTACTCTCGAACCTCATCTGGATTCTTGTAAAAATTATCTACAATAATTGCATTTCTTTTTTCATTACCAATGTTTGATACAACAGTAATATCAAACTCTTCATTTAATTCAAACATAAAAACCCATAGAGACAAAAAAATTCTGGGAAAATTTTTCCCAGAATCTAGAAATTAAAAAGTCAATTTTGGTTTAGGACCAGGTAGTTACAACTACCAATCCACCACCACCCCAGTCGCCCCAACATTGACCGCCTTGTGTGGAACCACTGTGTCCACCACCACCAGGCCAAAGGGAAGGAGAAGAACAGCAACCTCTAGTGTTGCCATAGGAACAACGGTGTGTTCCAAAGTTTCTTTGAGTTGTCCAAGGTCCAGGAGGACTAGAAGCAGCAGACCAAGACAAGGAATGACAGTCTACATGCTTGAATTCACCGCCAGATAAACCACACATCCAGAACTCATTCTCAGGGTTCATGTCTTGAGGTTTGGTGCGACCATCAGGCCAAGCAGCAGAACAACCACTATAGCAGTTAGTTCTTTGTGCAATCTTAGCACATGTATAACAAGAACTTGTACAACGCTTCCAAGCGTAAGAACCACCCTGCATACAGAAGGTTCCTAAACCTCCACCCAATACAAAGGAGGGGCAACCATAGAAACCGCAACCTCTCCTGCCATTGCAACAACCGCAACAGGAACACCTACTAGTTGATCCTGCACAAATTGTGTACTGTGTTGAGTTGGGAGTGAAATGATTACAGTTTGCATACTGCATCTTGGTGGCATAACCACCACCACCGCCGCCCATGCCAGGACCGTTACCACAGCAGCGACCAGGAGAACCTGATCCGCCACCAGAGATAATCTCAAACTGAATTGTAGTTACTTTTTGAGGAACTGTCCAAAGATAGCAGCATCCACCATTACATGGGACATTATGACAACAGTTGAAGAAGAAACTTCTACAAACAATACCTGTAGCAACACCCGTTACTTTACCAGGACCTACTGATTGGTCCAAAAATGCGTCATCCGCATCAATCTTCTTAAAAGTCTGATAGTCTGCCATAGTTATCAGCTCTCATCTGTAGTTACATCAGTAGATGAAAGACCTGTTTCTGGAGATACTCCGCTAAATCTTGCGGAATCACCAGGTTCTCTTGGCCATACAATCAGATAAGTATTGTTGCCAACATTGTTCCAGGTGGCGGGGAGATCTCTAAGTTTCTGACGATATTCTCTCCATTCAGAGGCAAAACCTTCAGGAGCATCAGCAGGGATCTTATCATCAGATTGAGCAAGCATCTGATCTCTAACTTGTCTTACCCAATGCCAACCGTGAGTTCTTTGCTCACCATCACCATGGACGACATCAGTTTCAGTGTGCTCACCAGAGAAGACACCTTGAGCAGGCCATCTATCGTTCTCAAAATCATAGTTGAACGAACAGAGATCAAATACCTCATTAAAGTGGAGGTAGTCAGGAATGATCGGGTTAGGTTCTGAGTCAGGACCAGCAGGAGTCTCGATCAAATCAGGACCAGCAATACCACCCCAGAGTGCAATAGCATGAAGAGTATGCGTCTCAGCATTCAACTCAACAATTCTTGTTCCTGCAGGGGGATCTCTATCCTCAGGGAACTCAGAGTCAAACGAGTGCTGATACTCCCAATCAGGTTCTGCATCTGTACCCAGGTTCTCATACCAGAAAGTGATTCTGGCAGGACCAACATAGGTTGCAATACCACTTCTGCTTGTGTCCTGATTATCACCGTAGAACTCGGTAGGTACAGGATAAATTACTGTTCTTGTGATGTTCGCCATCGCTAAAATGTACTCCTTGTAGTAGTATTTATCAGGACCAAGTGGTTACAACGACGAGACCACCGCCGCCCCAGTCACCCCAGCATTGACCACCCTGAGTAGATCCAGAGTGACCGCCGCCACCAGGCCAAAGAGAAGGTGCAGAGCAGCAACCTCTAGTGTTACCATAAGAACAACGGTGTGTACCGAAGTTTCTCTGAGTCTGCCAGGGACCAGGAGGAGTAGAAGCAGCAGACCACGAACCAGAGTGGCAGTTAACATGCTTGAACTCACCACCAGAGAGTCCGCACATCCAAAACTCATTCTCAGGGTTCATATCCTGAGGTTTGGTACGACCATCAGGCCAAGCAGCAGAACAACCGTTGAAGCAGTTGGATCTCTGTGCAATCTTCAGACAAGTGTAGCAAGAGTTGGTACATCTGTGACCAGCATAGGATCCACCTTGCATACAGAAGGTTCCCAATCCACCTCCGAGAACAAACGAAGGACATCCATAGAAACCACAACCTGTTCTACCATTGCAACATCCACAGCAGGAACATCTGCTAGTAGATCCAGCACAAATAGTATAGGAAGTACTGTTGGCAGTAAAGTGGTTGCAGTTAGCGTACTGCATCTTAGTAGCGTAACCACCGCCACCACCTCCCATGCCAGGACCGTTACCGCAGCAACGACCAGGAGATCCAGAACCACCACCAGAAATAATTTCAAATTGGATAGTAGTAACACTCTTTGGTACAGTCCAAAGGTAACAACAACCACCATTACAGGGAACATTATGGCAGCAGTTGAAGAAGAAGTTTCGGCAAACAATACCAGTGGCAACACCTGTTACCTTACCAGGACCTACTGTCCCGTCTAGTACCGCATCATCTGCGTCAATCTTTTTAAAAGTCTGATAATCAGCCATTGCTTATTATTCTAATGGTGGATTTAGTTATCTTTATTTATGAACACACATAATAAAAAGAGGGGAGGTTGCCCTCCCCAACAGAAGAATCAGATGGTGATGATTCTCCAACCTTGTGAACCATCGTAGTAAACAAGTTCAAATGCAGCACCCTCGGTGCTTACTGTCAGGTCAGAAACAGCACCCATGATGGGTTGACCGTTTCTACCGATAGTCAGAGGATTAGAATCAAATGCGTTGTGCGAGTCAAAGATTCTAACGCTGTCTCCCTTAGAAGGAGATGCGGGCAGAGTAACAGTGTACGAACCACCACTGGTGTTACAGAATGCTTGCTGTCTATTAGCAAGAGTTGTGCCACTACCGCTTACATCGACATTAGCGTATGCACCCAGAGGCAACCAAGCAGTACCGTTGTAGAACTCGAATCCGTTGACATCTGTGTCGAAGCGGAGACCGCCAGTGAGGAGATCGCCGCCAGTAGGACGACCAGACTTAGCACCGCGAGGAGGAACCAGGATACCAGAGGTGGAATCCATCTTACCGCGAGTCAGGAAACCACGAACTGCTTTCTCAGTAGGAGCAGCAGAGTTAGAGTCGCCAGACATGAATTCGTCAGAGGAGAATTCACTAATTGCTTCACCAACCTGACCACCGATAGCACCCAGTCTCAGTTCTGTCAAACCAGACAGGTTGAAGGCGGAAGCGTCCAAGGTAGCAGAACCAGTCAACTGGTTAACCGAGAAGAACTCACCAACTCTAAAGTTACCACCCTGGTCAGTGGAGACGAAGAAGATCTTACCAGTATTTTCTGCGTTGATCTCGTTGCCCTGAGAAGCAGTGTTCTCATCGACATTAGGATAGTTGGTTTGTGCAGTGTTACCTGTACCAATCAACAGGAAGTCGTGACCAGTGAGGCGAACCTTGGAGAAGTCCGTTCTCATTACGAACTCTTGATCATCCAAGGATGCAGGAGATGAACCCTTAGAAGGAGCAACAGCCAGTGTTGCGCGACCGCTAGCAACATCGTAGTTGGTAACAGTTCTAATAATGTAGGTTGTGCTGTCAGAGTAACCCATACCGACAGTGGTGAATCCAAGAGCGTCACCAACCAAAGGCGTCGTAGTAATACCAGTTACCTCAAACAGGGCATCGCGCTGACCCTTGACTGCGTTAGCAGCAGATGCGATCTGGAATCTACCAGTTGCACCAGCACCAACAGAGTCGCATTCAACTTGCTCACCAGGTGTGAAGACGCTAGTACCAACACCAACGGCACCGTTGCCGCCATCAGGGTTACCGAAACCAGCATCATACTTGAAGTAAACAGCATCGGCAGAGAGCTGTTCGTTAGTAACAACAGCACGACAACCAGAAACTGTACCGCGCATTGTTGCACCAACTGCAACTGTACCTACAGTCTGACCAACAACTGTGGACATCTTGTCACCGAAGAGGCGACCAGTTCTTGCTGTCTCCAGAGTAGAGAAACCAATAGCAAGAGCACCGTATGTACCGTAGGAGTTGTTACCCGACAGAGATCTGATCTCAGAACCGTCGTCAGAAACATAACCGAATGAACAGTAGTAGGTGAAGGAAGACACAATCTCAGAGAGAGCATCATCTTCCAGGAAGAATCCTACACCACCAGAGTGAATGTTAGTAAAGGCGTCGAAGACCATCGACTTACCACCTCTACCCTCGGGTTTGCCCTCGTGGACACCACCCTCAATAAAGATACCGATAGCACCTTGATGACCTGTACCATCAGTACAGATATCAGAGAAGGCAGTACAGTCTTTGATGTAAGGAGAACGCTCAAGAATCGGAGTATCAGGGTTCAGTCTGAAGTAAACACCACAAGCTGTGGTGCCAACACCAGTCTTGACTTGCCACTTATCAGTGTTGAAAGGATCGTTGACATCATAGTCAAATCCTTGAAGACCCTTCATCGTAATGCCCTGAACCGTCGTAGAGTCAGAGACAAAGAACATTGTCTGACGGTTGTTGGGGATCGCACCCTCAGTAGAGATGCCAGCAGCAGGCTCAATTGTTGTACCTCTCAGAACATCACCAGCAATGGAGAAGTTCTTAGGCAGTGTGATAGGAAGCTGCTCTCTGAATACACCAGCAGACAACTTCAGAATAATAGGAGATACATCAGTGACCTCACCACCGCTTACATAAGTGTGAGCAATCGTGGAGATACCGACATTAGTTACGAAGGTGTCAGAGTCAACTACGGAGTCAACTCTAAAGAAGAATCCTTGTGTACCATCAGGGAAGACGGTGGTTGTGACACCAGCATGTTGTACGGCACAAGTGAATCCAATACCCTGCAGCTTAACCTGACCATTCGGGAACAGACCGTGAGCAGCAGCAGTAACTGTTGCAATACCACTAGTCTCATCATAAACAAAGTTAGTAATATCTCTTCTAATCTGACCAGCAGTAGATGCATATGCAATCGTACCCCAAGCGTTGTCAGGAGTAAGACCTGTGTTGGAGTTAGATCCTTGCTGTGCGTCTACAAACAGAACCTTGGTACGCAGACCAGGATACTGCCATTCAATCTCATCATTAGAAGATACTCTCAGGTATGTACCTTGCGTACCAATACCCTGTCTTGTAGGACCAGTACCGTCTCTGGTAAGCAGGTCACCTTTGGTTGTCAGCAGAGCAGCGCTATCACCGATAGCAAACGCTGCCCACATGGTAGCAGCAGTACCAGGTTGAACATTAATGTTCGAGGATGCAACCGAGATGTAAGCAGAGGAGGAATACTCAGCAACATCACCAATCTCATAAACACCAGAGTTACTCCAGGTGCTTCTCCAGTTGAAACCTCTAGTTAACAGAGACCAACCATTGACACCAGTGTCAAAGGAGGTAATAGCATTACCAACAGGTCTGTTGTTCTCAAGAATCTTAACTTGGTCAGCAATATATGTGTTACCACCAAGGGTTACAATCTCACCACGAGCATAGATCTGACCAGGATCATAGGTAGAACCCGCACCAGTACCAATACCACCAACAAGAACTGACCACTGATCAGCGTTCTCGTTAGGTTGAGCACCAAGTGGGTTAGTACCGATAGCAACATAAGATGCACCGATATACTCAACGATGTCACCTCTTTCGTAGCGAGTGGTGGCATCGTAGCGACCTTCATTGGTGAAGGCTTTATTGAAGTCTGCGAAATTAGATGCGGGAGGATAGAAAGCATCCGAACCAATACCAGTAGGATCGTGAGCAGAAGTCGAGATCCCCTGCATCGTCAAGTCGGCAGCGACTTGGAAGGGAGAGGTACAACGATACTCTTGACCACCATACCGAACGACATCATTGATGCCATAGTATGTGTTGGTGGTAAAGGCACCTGCAAAGTTCAGTCCCTCGGCATAGAGATCCCAATACTGTGGGAAGTCTGAGGAGTACCAGTTACTCTGAATGGCAACCGAAGTATGCTGTGCCGTACAGATATATTGATTACCACCTTCCTTGATGATATCGTTTACAACATATCCTGTGGATACAGTAAATTCCCCAGCATAATTCTGACCCTCGGTATGGAGGTCCCAGTATTGACTGTCGTTAGGGAATCCAGTAGAGCTGGCATCTGAGGTGTGGTTGCCTGTACACACATAAGAGCTTGCACCGTATCTAACGATGTCATCAATAATAAATGCGGTAGAAGCTGTCCAGGCACCACGCCAGTTAAATTTCAGTCTACCAAGTCTAAATTCTGCCATTGTAGGTTCTCGTTAAACAGGTTCAGAGTATGAGTGGGTTCCATTGACCTGAAGGACAAGGTATCCGTCAGTGTCTAGGTAATAAAAAAGGTTGCGCCTGTCAAAGCGTATCTGTTGATATTTATCTTGCGGGTTATTGGCAAGTTGCTTCTGCTCAGTAGTTTCCTCTACATAATCATCATAGTCACCGAACTCTTCAACCTGAGTTCCGTCTAGACGGTGAGGATCAAGAGTCTCTGTAGTGGATGCTGTGCTCACTTTAGTAAAATAAAGCATGTCATCTGCATCTCTTCTCAGAGCATAGACATAGTAACCTGTAGAATCTTTAGGTTGGAAATGAGCGTTACTAAGTGTAAGTGCCATGATTAGCTAATGATTCTCCAATAACTACCTGTCCACAAGAACATAACAGTCACCCCTGAAACATCTAAGTTAACAGGACCATTATCAATATTACCAATAGCATCCTTAAATTGATGCGAAGCTGAGGTCAATATAACATTATTTATATTCCAATTTTGTCCGCCATCTCCAATCTCAATGCTGTCACCAACAGAGAGGTTTACGACGGGCATGGTAGCGTTAATAACACCTGCTGTGGTGTTTGCAAGATATCTTTTATTAACAACCAACTGTGTTGTGATAGGACCAGCAAGTTCAGTAAAGATGGGAGTAGCACCTGTTGCTGCCTGAGCAACGGTCTCTACATTGTTACCAGATCTAATATAGATTTTCTGGTCAACTATATTAATAGCCATTTCCCCATCTTCCAGGTCGTTGAGACCAGGAATCTGACCTTGCGTAGTACTTCTTTTTGGTTTAATGCGAGTGGGCATTACGACAAAAGGACAAGTGACTCATAGTATTTATCAGAAGTAACTTATCGATAATACTATTCTCACCTTCTGATCTGTGCATGTCGTGCTTCTATGTGGGGTAGAACCATCAAAAAGAACGACTCTATTTTCTACACTATCAACCTTTGTCCCATCTTCAAACCCAGTATATCCATCGCATGTATTGAAATACAGTACAGCAGTTTTGTGTGGATACTTATAATCTTCATGGAGATCATGCTCAACCAATCTACCAATGTTGGGGTAGAGATTCACTCTTGCTCGAATCAATGATTTGACTTCGAGATGTTTAACCAAGAGGTGGTCAATCTCTTTGACGAAAGAACTCTGTGGTTCAAACCTATCATAGAGTCGGTGAGTAAAAAAGAAATGATCATCATTCATCTCACCAAGATTTGCTACCTCCTGACAAAACACCCAAGGAAACTGCGTACTAAAAACACAGTTCTTCAGGTGGTCAAAGTAATCTTTGTCTAAAAAATTGTCAACTACTTCAATCATAGTACTCGTACAAATTAAATGCGATAGAAAATCGCGGTTCTTCTTGCTCATTCATACCAACAGAGTGTGCCATAGAGGCGGGGAACAAATACATGTCCCCATCTTCAGGATCAAATGATAATGTTGTGTGCTGTGTGAGAGAAAGACAATGCTCATCGTGATGATGAAAAGTAATGTCTCCAGAATTATCAGGCACATTCACATACAAAATGCCAGCAAGACAAGAACCAGGATGAGAGTGGTAAGTATTATAACTTCCTTTGTAATTTATATTGAACCACATATTAGAAAGACGAGGGATGAAATCGATTTCAACATCGTCATGCTTCTTGTAAGTTTCAACCAGAGCGAGTATTCTCTCACTCATATAATTTAAAAGTGGAGCAAATGATTTGTCCAGATAAAAATCATCTGGACTTTGATAACCCTTCTGGTTGCTGCGATAATTTGATTGATATACCTTTGCATAATTCTCCATCCAATCTATGAAGTCATCTTGAATCTCCTCAAAATTTTCATCTTGAGATCTCGCAAAGACATATGGAAGGATAGAGATTGCTTCAGTCAATATATCCATTCTCCCTCAACCACTCTCCAGTCATAGGAGTTGGATCATAATCTGTCCACATTGTACCACGGGCACAAGACTCCAATGCATCTTGAGTCATGTTCTCTGTTCTACCTGCCCATCCTGCTTCTGCTTCCCAGGGCACAGCAGATGCTGGATAAGTACGCTCTGCCATCACACGCCAGATCATAGGAACATCTTCCTCTGGTTTGATAATAGCGATCATGCTATTCTTAATGGTGCCTGCCATGCAATCTTGAGCAGCGTGCCATCCTTCATGACGCATCAGTTGCATCAGGATATGTGGTTCTCCCATATATCTCCTGTTGAGATATACATTGTTACTGACAGTATGATACACACCACGATGCATGACAGGAAAATAACGCTGATCAGCAAGGAATACTTTGATTCCAATTTGTTTCATCGTCGTCAACATCCTGTTGAACTCCAATGCAATAGGAGTAAACTCTTCGGTGTTATCGTACTGTGAGGAGATGTCAAGGAGAGAGTGAACCTCTTCCACATCGTTCTTACATTCACGCACCAACATACAACCCATGGCATCCATGCTGTTGTATCCTTTAGTGATTTTATCTTCACCAGCAAG